GCCGGACGGCGGGGACGGGCAGCGGGCGCCGCACGGCTGTCCAGATACTCCCGCACCGGCTCCGGCACCTCGGATTCATAGAGGCATTTGAGCAGCTCCTCCAACTGCGCCTGTATGCTGGTGTTCTTCTTTTTAAGTGAAAATTCGAGAGCGGCAAGCTGCTCGCTCTCGAATGAGATCGTGACATTTTCTTTTTTCATAGTTGGTATCCTCCACTTTTATTTCATCCGCATCGTCTGTTCTTGCGCCGTCTGCTCACAGATTTCAAACAGCGTATGAGAGAATTCTTCCTCTTGACCCACCTCCTGCGCCGAGGCCCATGCGCCGCGCACCGCCTCCAGCGGGTTATCCATAGCCGCCAGCACTTTCAACTGTTCGCGGTCTAAACGCATGGTCAGCAAGGCGTTATAGCAAAAACGATTCGCCTCGATCTCTCCGGCGTTAACGATAAGCTGTCCCTGCGTCATGCGGTAGAGAGAATCTGTGTATTCCCTCTGCTCGCGCTCGACGTGTTCAAACAGGAGCTCCCGCAGTTCCGATGTGGTCTGCACCGGCTCTCCCTGCACGATCCCATCCGTAAGAAACAGCGGCACATCGATGACCTCCGCGTTGCGGAACGCCATGTCGCCGCGGTAGCCGATCTTCAGCAGAGAGAATTCTCTTGCCGCCCGCGCCAGTTCTTTGGGGCTGCCGGGAGGGATCTCCTGATCCCAGCGGTACCAGTTATCTTTTGCGTGGCTGGGCGTGAGCTTGAGGAGAACATAGTCCTCCGGCACGAATTTGGGATAGCGGCAGAGCTGACCGCCTACGGCGTAGTACGGTTTGCCTTCGCACATCACGGTCTGCTCCATGTACGCTTTCATTTTGTCGAGGCTCTCGCAGAACCAACATTCCGTATCGTTGAAGCGGCGAATCACGCCGTCATCCAGAATGCTGTCGAGATTGCCTTTTTGCGTCAAATGATAGACTGTGGACGGTCTGGATACTTTTTGGTATGCCATATTACTCAACCTCCTCGTAGTAGTCGCGGAGCTGGAAGCCCAGCGCCTCCATGTCGCTGTGATCCATGCCGAGCCCATGGCGCAGGATGTCATAGAGATTCCCTGCGTCATAGCGGCTGCTGAGAAGATCCACGAGCTTCTCTACCAGCTCCCGCTCACGCTCCGGTGTGATCGGTTTTATTGCAGTTTTCATAATCATTTTTCTCCTTTCAGCCTTTCGGCAGATATGCCCTTGGATTCGTCCGTTCCCCGTTGACGCGCGTCTCGAAGTGGAGGTGTGGCCCGGTGGAGCGCCCGGTGCTGCCGGAGAGGGCGATGATGTCTCCCGCCTCCACCGTCTGTCCCACTTTTGCCAGCAGCTTGGAGCAGTGGCCGTATAGCGTGGCAAGGCCATTGCCGTGGTCGATCATGACATAGTAGCCATAGCCGCCAGTGTTGTACTTGGAGACTGTTACCGTCCCGCCCAGCGCGGCGCGGATGGGCGTGCCGGTGGGAACAGCCAAGTCCATGCCGCCGTGTCCCTTGTGCTTTCCGGTGATGGGATCGACGCGGTTTCCGAATTCAGAGGTGACTCGGCGCTCCCAGCCGGAGCCAATGGGGGAGCAGAAACCGTCCACGCCAATGTACGGCACATCCGCGCCAGGTATCCAGTCCTCCGAACCTCCGGCAACGCCATAGCGCGCCAGATTGTACACACTGTCGGCGTTGGACTTCTGTTCCGCGGATATTTCCAAGTGAAGCACGTTTTCAAGATTGCCATACACGGCGGCTATGTCCGCAACAGGAATCGCCACGGTGTAGCTCTCCTCGGTTTCCGTCCCATCCTCATTGGTGACGGTGCGGGTGCGTTCCTCGTAGGTCACAAAGCAGTCCACAAACTGTCGGTGCGCTCGGCGGCTGGGGGTGTCCTCCCCAAAGAAAATGGCATAGAAAACAGCCTTGACGCGGATACCGTCAAGGCTGTCGCTGTTCTCCATCATGTCGTTGATGGTGGCAATGGCGCTGTCCAGCAGCGCGAAGCTGCGGCGCATATCTTCAATGTAGGCAACATATTCCGCAGGCGTTTTGTCTGGGATCGTTCCGCCGTTGAAGCACAGCAGAACGGCGGAATTGTTATGCTCCGCACTGCCGGAGAGCAGAGAGCAGATCAGCGCCAGCGTCAGGATCAACGGTGAACAGATCGCCGCCACGATCCAGCCCAGCTTTCGCCGGGTGTCCTCATCCGAGAGCGCGGCAGCGGTGAGCTTCGCCAGTGCCGCAACGGGTACCGCCATTACCGTCCACCTGCCGTTCCGAAGAGAGCCTGCTTGTACTCCGGGGCCTGCACCTGCAATAGATAGCGTTCATTGCCGCACTTGTAGAGGCAGGAGCCGCGCTGCGGGTCCCGGATCAGGGCATATTCGGACTCCTCCAGCTGGAGGTTATCCATGAAGAATTTCTTATCCACATTGCCGCCGTTGAAGATGAACTGATGGACGGGGATGGAAAAGAGGGGGCGTGTCAGCTCCCGTATTCCTGGCTGAGTGAAGTCCTCCAAATTCTGGCTGGCAAGGAACAGGGCGGATTCCTTTTTCCGCACCCGCTTGAGGGCATTGCGGATGTAGGTGATGACGGTGGGATCGGACAGCCACAGGTACAGCTCGTCAATGGCTGCCACGGAATTGCCCAGCGTCAGAAGCTGATCCGACATATAGGACAGCAGGCTGAACAGCAAGGTGTTCCGAAGATTTTCCGCCATGTTATCTAATCCCTTAACGCAGAATACCAGGAATTTGGAGCTTGTAATATTGGTATGCCCATTAAAGAACCGGGCGTCCGCGCCGCGGCACATGGAATGGAGCCCCAGCAGCAGATCCCGCAGCATCTCCCGCGGGTAAAGACCGGCGGCGTCATAGTTGTCATAGGCTTCCTGGATCGTATCGTAGAGGTCGGAGAGGATGGGGTAATCCTCTGGACGCATCGACGCGAAGTCCGTGCGGTCGGTGATGTTCCACTTTTGATCGTCAAGCAGCTCTTTCAGCTTCTTCTCGCTGATGCCCGTGGTCTTGTGGATTGCCTTTTCAATCTCCTTTAGGTCAATACCGTGTGACCGTAGCGTCCGAATATCCTGTACTGTGACCTCGTTGAGCTGATCTGCCAGCTTCAAGCGGCTGCATATCTCGTCAAGCAGAATATCTTCAAGAGCGCGGTACAGTTCGGCGAGTTCTTCTGGAAGTGCATCAAGCGTAGAAGGGTCGAAGGGATAATGTGGCACAGTCTGTCACCTCATTCCACCTCGTCTTGCTGCTCGTCGGTCATGTCCTGCATCTTCGGGAGCGCCGCCTTTGCGGTTTCCTCGTCCTCGTTAAACCAGCGCATGCGAGCTTCCCAATCATTCATAATACCGTCAGAAAGCATCCGCTCGTCCTTGTTAAACTCGGCGTCTTTGTCCACAAAGATGCTATCGTCAAAATCAATGCTAATTTCAACGTTCTCGTCAAGCTCTGCTTTCATCGCGGTATTGCCCAATCTAAGAAGAATCCGGCAAAGTTCAATCAGGACTTGCTCTAAAATGATTTGATGTTTCCCTCTTGTCCTCGCTAGTTCACTCTGCGTACTAACTACTTGCGTCGCAGTTGCCATTACCGCTTGATTAAACTGATAGTAATTTGTCCCGAACCCGCATTTGCTTGCTAGAATATTAAGCTGGTCTTGCAAACCGATATTTAGCTGCTCGGTTCTCAGCGTCGGAGAAATTGTCTCTACAACGTTCCCTTGCTGCGTATCCTCCGGAAGCAGATAGAAACGCCGGTCATGGTCATCAAGCGTCGGTTCGCCGTCTTCCCACCTTGTGGCGGGAATTTTGACCATCATCATCATCGGCCCGTTTTCGAACTCGTTGACGTAGCAGTCATAGGCACAGTCAACACCGCGCAGAACGTCGATTGCATTTGCATACACAGGGATACCAACCGGAAGCAGGTAGTCAAGATTGTTTGCGATGTTCGGCCTGTCGATGACGAACTGCCTCTTGTCGCTTCCCGTATGTACCACAGGGGGGATTCGCTCAAAGCCTGGAACATCGGTGAGCAGCGCGTCGGCAAGCGCTTCGTTTTCGTATCGGTAAATGATGTTCTCGATGACGTAAAGTCCGTTTTTGTCTTTCCGGTGAATCTGCAAATACAGATAATTCTTTCCGGCTCGGGTGACTACGCTGTCGAACGCGCATTCTGTGATAAATCCATTCTGCCAAGCCAGCGGAAAGATGTGCTCAATCGTCACATAGTCCAGCTCGATTCCGGAAACATCACCAGGCACAATCTCGCCGCTTTCGTTGACGGCCTGCCCCACCACACGCGGAATGTACGCCACAGTTCCGAGCGCTGACTTCATTTCCTGCATTTCGTTTGCCTTGACCGTGAAGTTGTTCGCTGTCAGGACGCTATCAACGAACGCCTGTTCTTTCTGCCCTTCAAGTGTGATCTGGACTTTCTCATTCATCAAGAGGTTTGCCCAGTCCTCGCAAACCTTTTTCGCCATACCGAGGCTTGCACGGTTGCACTTTGTCCACTTATGCCCGTTATATCGCCGGTATTGATGAAAATCCTTTACTTTCCCAACATACCAGGACTTCCAGAGGTCAACTTGGCTGTAAAACTCTTCCGGAATCGTCGTATATCCAAGTTCTTTTAACTTTTGGATAACTGCATTGCTCATGCAATAACTCCCATTCTGCGGCTGACAGGCTCTAACGCATATCTCGTCGCGTCAATCAGGTGGTTGTTCGCGTCAGGGTAGCCGCTGATAATGTCGCCGTCTTTGTTTCTTTCGTATTCGTATCCAACAAATTCATCGTAAGCGTGCGGTGTGCGCCGCCTGTCAATGACGATTGTTCTTCTCTGCAAAAACTTCATGCCATATTCCACCGAACCTGGGCCTTTCACCGCTTCATACGCAGGCATCCCCATCGCCCGAAGGTCGGCAACGCTCTTTGGTTCTGCGCTGTCGCAGATTGTTCGCACGTTGTTATATCCACGCTGCTTTATCATGTTCGCGCTCTGCTCGTTAGATAGCTTATTTTGATAAATCTCGTCCAGCAGATATATCGTCTCTCTCGCTCTGTCATAATGCAGGCGGATAAAAGCGAATGGGTCAGGAAACCAGCCGAAGTCCACTCCCTGATAAATGCGATCAAAGCTTTCGATTTCTTTGCTGGTGATCTCCCGCAATTCCAGCTTATCGAACACATTGCCGCCAGTTCCTACCGGAATACCGAGATACTCATGCTGATATGCGCGCTCGTCCGTTTCTTTCAGGTGTTCCGCTTCGGCAAGAAACTGTTCTCCCAACCACTCAGGCGGTGCTTGCAGATACGTTGACTTGTGGCACAGGCGGTCAGCCCGTTCCTCCAAACTGTCCTTGTTCGCCCAGTTATCGCGGCTGATTGGCGGGTTATAGCTCTCAAAGTTCCAGAACACCGAGCCACCGCGCATGGTCGACTGCAAAATGGTTCGGATTTCCGCGCGTCCAGCAAACTGGTCTTTCTCTTCAAAGTGCGTCACGGCGATATAGCCAAACGGGACTTTGATAGACTTGATCTTCATCGGGTCATCAGCGCCACGGAACATGATCTTTTGTCCTGTCGGCTTGTAGATCAGCTCCATTGGGGAAACCTTTGCTTCCCAATACGCTGACATGCCCAGCTCCCCGATTGCCCAAATGTACTGCGCATAAACGCTATCGCGGATGGTGTTTGCCACCTTGCGCAGCACAAGCGCGTGCGTGCCCGGATTGCCGACCAGCAAAAGCGGAACGATAATTGATACCGTGGAAGATTTCAGTGAGCCTCGCCCGCCGCTGAAATCGTAATGCGTGTGCCCATGACGAAAAACATCATGCGCGATATCGTAAAACGCAGGGCCGATTTTCTCGGATAAACGAATATCAGACATCAATAACCACCTTGACGGAATCCGTGCTTATTTTTGTCTCGTTCACTTCACGCCAACCGAAATTGCAGCCAAGCGAAAATTTCGCGCCGTTTGCACCGTCTTTGTCGTAGAGCCGAGATTCGGCATATTCCTCGCATCTGGACTTCGCGCGCGTGACCGTGTCCGCGAATTCTGGCCTTGCCTGATAATCCAGCAGCGCTTGTCTTCCCGTAAATCCAAGTGCCAACGCAAGCCCCGTAATCGTCGGCGGCTTTGCGTTAATGATAATCGGTATGCCGTACTTATCTCGCACAGCACAACCGTCATCGCCGATAAACGGCTCACCCTCACACTCTTTGAAGTAAGCGTCAATCGCCTTTTGCATCGTGCTTACGCTTTTCCATTTTCTTGGCGCTCCTGCTGGCATACGCTCACTTCCAATCCAAATAATTTGTTTTTATTTCCCTGTATCTTTAACACCGTAGCAATACTCATACCACATCAACGGCGTTTCTTTTTGCTGTTCTGCGTAGAGTGTGTCAAACATCTTCGCAATATCTTCGATAGCGTCGCCATACTCTTTGTGCAAATGGGTTTTGAATTTCGCAATGAGCCGCATATTGATTTTCATGAGCCTATCTATTTCGTCGGCGGAATACGTTATCTTGTTGATAATGTCGGCATTCGCCCGCACAAGGTTCTTGACGGTCGTTGCGGACACGCCGTTGATTTTTGCCGTGGCGCAATAGTTGTTTGTCTGCACATAGTCCGCCAGTATTTTCTTTTTCTGCCGATCTGTCAGACGCGCAGCCATTGTCACCACCTCGCCGTTTTACTTGCTTAATGTCAAAATCAGGGATATGCAACCGCGCCTTACCCATCAATCTTTCACACGCCGTTGACTTCTCTGATTGTCGTAAAAACTTTTTTACGCTTGAAGCAGTCACAATAAAAGACGCGTTTCCCCCTTTTGCCATGACTTCCTCCTATTTTGCTACCGCCCCCCACCCCTTGGCCTTACATAGCAGACTTTACCCGCCCCGAGGGGCTTCAACGCCGCCCACATTGGGCGTTATCCTTTTCACAGGTCCCGGCATTGCAATCTGTTTGAATTGCTTACACAGCGGCCTAATCATACGATTGCCGCCACCACGCCGCATCCATTAAACGCCTCGGCACTCGCGCAGATTGTAGCAATGCCGGTATCCCACGGAACTTTTCAGCCCTGCGCCGGTATGTCGGTCGCATCCGTTTCTTCATCCATAGGCCGGAGCCAGCAAAATAATGATTATTCGGCCTGCCGCTTTCATACAGCGCACAGGCAAGCCCCTTGTAGCGGTCTTACCCTTCCACGGTGCCGCAATGCGGTAGCATACATCTGGTACGGCATTGCAGTCCTGCCCTGCTTTAGCGCTTCAGGGAAAGCCCCCGTCACTCGCTGTGGCCTCCCCTTACGGGGCACCTATGCCGCATATCCCGCGTTTACGGATCTGGCACTGAAGCCCCCGCATTCTATGTAACGCTCGATTCAACGCGGGCAAATCGAACGGCCCTTCGCGGAGCCACGCCCTGCTGACGGGACGCTGCGCTTGCCAAGTTCGGGCTTGCCGCAATGTCGCCCTTGTACGCTGTCAGCTTTGGGATTTGGTGCAGATGGCTGGACTTGAACCAGCGACCTTTTCATTATTTTCGAAATGCTCTTGCCTACTGAGCTACATCTGCATGGTGCGGGGGCGGCGTGAAAAAGATGAAAAGCACCGCCCCCCGCTATGGCGCAGGAGGTAAACGCCATAAATGAGAGGACCGCAAAGGCTTTTACACCTCTACGATTCTATTATCTCATAAGCAAATGGCTTTTTAAGGCCAACTTTTAGTCATCGAGCAGCCCGTAGTTCCGTGCGACGCACTTGATAAAATCCGTATGCCAGCGTCTCGCCGTCCGGTCGGAACAGTTGACTGCCATCGCCGCCCCTTCGAGCGTGTGGGTCTTGTCCCAGAACACAAGGCGGATAAATTTTAAGCGCTCTTCTCCGTCTTGCATTAACTTTGTTTCGCTCACCGCTTTTCGCACAGCGATGCTTTCTAACAAAGACACTCCATGCAACTCCTGCTCTCGGTCGGGGGCATAGCGGCGAATAATGGCTTTTACATAGCCCCACCAACTATAACGAGGTCTACTCATGGCGCGCTACCTTTCTCTTGAACCACGCCCACAGATTACGCCACGGGTGGGATTCTGCGTAATTGGCGCGCTCACACTCAACAGCGGCGCGATTCTTCAAGTTAACTCTTTCGCACCATAGTTGTTTATTCTCAATGACAGAACGCGTCAATTCTGCATTTGCCCGCCCAAGCGCCGACTCAGTGTCAGCAAGCTTATTTCGCAGCGTATCCGCGTTCGCTTTCTGCTTTGCGATCACGTTCTCGCGGGTGATGGCCTCGCCGTGCATCTGGGTGAGCTTTTCCGTCAGCGTGCCGATCTCTCCGCGCAGCTTTTCATTTTCCTCGGCCAGTTTTACGCCGGCCTTAAAATGTTCCGCCGCCTCGGCTTCCGCCGCTTCCTGCCTTTCGGCGGCGTCCTCCACCATCTTCGCCATCTGGTCTTTGGTGTACTTCTTAATGTTGATGCTCATAATTTAACTCCTTTCATTCGCAGCTGTTCTTCTCGCCCTCTGTCGCTCTCGATATTCACGACCTTGCAGTCACCGTATCGCTCAATGTCCATGGCGATGCGTTCCTTGATGCCCTGCGCGTCAGCGGCGGGGACGTTGGCTTTAATCGTGATCGTCAGCATGGAGTGCCTCCATCTCAATCTCAAGCGAACGTTCGCGCAAGTCTCCAAACCCATACTCGTCTTGCCATCCTAACTCAGAAGACGCTTTCTGACAGCTCTCGCACAGATAGCACGTCCACGGCGTCCCATCGAAAACGCAACTGCGCTCCATTATAGCCCCTTGCTCGAATTTGCGCCCGCAACCGAAGCACACATGAGCCGCCCGCGTTTTAACAACCTTTCGCCCAACAACGTCCATGCGTTATCCCTCCTTCGGCTCGCCGTAGCTGCAAAAATCGTTCTCACCAACATTGCGCCTGTTGCATGGCGAATGTCTGTTGTGACACGTCAGCGTCCCCGGCTTCCCGTATCGCTGGGTAAGCTCGGACGGCAATGTGCTGTGCTTGCAGTCCTTGCACCGCGTCACGACCACGGCGTCTACAATAGGGATGGCCCTAATATCTGCTGCTGTAGCGTAAAGCTCCCAATTTTCATCTGGTCGCCAATGAATAGCATCCCTGTCAATCAGTCGCATCGCTGTCACCTCCGTCCATCTTCGCGTAGTTCTCCACAAAGTTACAAACTCTGGCAGCGCAGGAGAGGCACAGTTGTTTCTCTGCAGAAAATGGTGTCTTAAAATTTACAACGCCGTAGTGATTGAAATCCAGATTCACGCCGTCAACCTCGTAGTCAATCTCGCGCCCACACATATCACAGAACACTTTAACCATCAACTATTTCCTCCGTCCATCTTCGCGCCGCAATGCGGGCAAAAATCCGACTTCGCAGCATTGTCAATTTCGCAAAAGGTTTTAATTCAGCCATCTTTCATCACCTCCACATAGCACCAGCTCTGCGGCGCGCTTATCGCAATCGCAACATTCTCCGCCCCCGAAGACGCTTGGCTCGCGTCTGCAAAGCCTTTCCGCCCAAAACTCAACAAGCACTTCGGCGCGTCGTAGATGCGCAAATCGGTAATGTGCCAGCCGTAGCCCGTTTGCGCGTGCAGATAGTCGTGCATGTCTTTGAGGGTAAGGCAGGACTGTTGAGCTACTTCGCACGCCGTCAGCCAGTCTTCACCCTTGACGTAGTAGCTGCCGCCGCGCGCTTTGGTCTCAAGCTCGTAAATACGGTCGCAGGTAAATTCGCCGATAATCTTGCCCTTGCGGTCTGCCCACTTGCCGCGGTTCCGCTTGGCAACATCACCCCCGAGGTCAACTCGAAAAAACTCGTTACAGCCTTGCAGCGTGCAGTAGATGTAGCATTTGAACGGCGTGTCCAGCTTCGGTCTGGTTTTTCGCACCTCAATCGTCTTTTCACCGTTGGCAATCTTCTCCGCCCACTTGGGGCGGATGCTCAGCATAACAGCCTTACTCATTCTTCTTCGCCTCCAATGCTTTCTTTTGGTGCTCATATTTATTTAAACTTACACGTTCAAAAAGAGCACGTTCTGGCGGCCATCCAGCCCTCAGCCTATCATATAACGTATACGGGTTTATACCTAAAAAGTCAGCCCACTCATGCAACGTCTTTTCGGTATCTATTACTTTAATTTTCACAGTCACTTCCAAATTGTTCGCCTGAGTTTTTCTGTCAACCCAACGACAATTTTCTGGGCAATAATCCCCATTATTATCTATCCTGTCAATGGTAAGGCCTTCTTTATACCCGTTCTCATTCGCCCACTGTTTAAACGCTAAAAAACTTTGCCAATCTTCGCATACCGAGATACCTCGGCCCCCGTATCGCTTATAATGCGCATCAGTCTTAAGGGAGCATCTTTTACGCATAGCGCGCCAGACGTTGTATAGTTTTGTTCCTTTCCCACCATGCTTATAGTTGCCATTATGCTCGCCAGACTGACTTGCGCTACCATGCGGCATATTACCCCTCCTTTGTTTTTAAGGCTTTCCCCGCCTCCTCGCGGGTGAGAAATACGGTCTTGCCGATGTCAGCACCATCATTACGCAGACGATACGCGCAGAACCCGTCCGGCTTTCGATTGCACGTTGACATACACAGATTATCCTCATCCGTGCAAACAGCTCTAATGTCCGGGGCTTCAAGCTCCATTTCTCGCGGCACATTGTCACGGCCAGTTACCCATAGCGTGCCGCCCATCTTGCATGGCAGTACCACCAGCCGACCGTCCTTGTCGGCCTCGGCCAGTTCGCGCAGGCGGGTGTAACCTCCACCGATGCTGTTCAACACAGACATCATTGCGCGCCACTCGCCATGCATACTGATGACTTCCTGCGGCGTTAGCCCCGTGTCCTCGTAGGCGGCAAGGCGCTCCTTGAGGCGATTGCGGTAGTACAGCGCGGTGCAGTCAACCATCGGTTTACCATGCTTACCCGTCCAATCTGCTTTGCACTTCTCTCAGTCCATGATTGCCTGTCCATCGGTGTCTCGCTTCGTCAGTCGTTCCATCACTCCACCTCCTGCATCTTACTAATCACTTTTCGGATCACATCTCCGCCATAAGCGTCTTCCGTCAACTCCAAGAACTCCGTCAGCGTCATCATGCCATGCTCGAGGTCAACACCGTGGTCGCGGGCAAACTGCTTTCGCCCCATGTCGCACGAACCGGTCAAGCGGTGATGCCAGTCGTAAAAGTACTGCGTCGGATATGCTTTCTTGCGGTCTGTCTCGCGCAGAAACGTATCAATGCGCTCATCTTCCGGTATATCCTCAAATAGCTTATCCCGGAGCGCCTCCATCGCCTCGCGCAGCGTTTCTCCGTGCGCGAAAATGTTGTCCTGCTTGACGATGTAACACGGTGTGAGCGTCAAATTGCCGTTCAAGATTGCCCCGTGCACAGTGTTGCCGCGCACGGAACGAATCAGCGTGTTTACGCCGTCGATTTGATAGACTGGTTCTCCATTGAAACCTTTAATGCCGGAGCCGGAGCCGGAGCCGGAGCCGTCGCCGGAGCCGGAGCCGGAGCC